ACAGACGATGATGAAGAGGATGCATTAAGTTACTTCGCAAAACTAGCTGAGTCTTAATTATGAAAGTTCTACTCGCATCATTGATTGCATTAACTCCAGTTTCAGTTCTTGCAGATGAATATCAAGCTGGCTATTCACATGAGAGAAAATGTTATCGAACTGAATATAGAGAAAAGTATGTGCCTGGCACATCCTCTTCGCCAGGGTATGTAAGGTCTTGGGAAGAAACTGTTGAAGTTACTTGTCAACACAATCATGCATATAAAAGAGAAACAACCATTGAATATGATAACAATGATTGTTCTGATGGAAAAATTGCTGGTGCATTACTAGGCGGTGGTGCTGGCGCTGCAATGTCCAGAGGTGATGGTCGTTGGTGGGCAATTCCTTTAGGTGCTGTGGTTGGAGGCACTATCGGTTGCGATCTAGACGGTGGCTAAAAATCGCTTTTAAAATACAAAAAGACCCGAAAAAAATTTCGGGCCATTTTTTACGCCAGAGGTCGTTTTTACGACCTCTTTTTTTATGGAGAAATAAGTCTTGGATTTTCTGTTTTTTTCAAATTATCACTGATAAATTGACTTGATTCTTTATATTCCATAATTTCTTCTACATTGTCTAAAAATAAACTTAGATATTCTTTTTTTAAAACATTGATATTTCTCTTTTCATCATTCATATCAACTTCATGTTGTAAAAAGGTGTATGATTTTAGTTTTGATTCAGTTCTCATAACGCCATTGTCTAAAAAAGTTACTGAGTGACCCTCTGGAACTTTAAGACCCTCTGGTTGAATTAATCTTCCTCTTGAATTTCTTAATACTTCAGTTTCGTAGTGATGAATATTTGATAATTCTGTCTCTGTATATTTTGAATTAAGATAATTTAAAAAATCATTACTTCCCATTGGCCATTCATCTCTTACATGAACAATATTATTTGTTGTCAATATTACCCAATCAAGTGCAGAGTCTTCATAGAAATTAGCTGCGACTTGATCTGGTCTTTCATCACCTTCCACAGAATATTTTGTGAATGCTGTGATTTCATCAAAAATATCATCACGGATGACCGCTCTTTTAAATAAATTTTTAACAGTTTGAAAATCATAAGCAGAAGTTCGATTATTCGCCAAAGAGGGATAATCAAGATTTGGAACTTTTCTAAAATATGAATTTGATGAACCTGAGTATGTCATGTTAGTATCCTACACTATCTAAACCACTATTTGAATCATCATCTGTTTGGTCTTGTTCATATATTGGTCTTAATTCAGTAAATGTCATATCCATTTTAACTGCAACAGGTTGTGAATCCCGATATGCAGACCAATATCCACTTGGAGCATAATCAACATTTAGTGTTGTTAATGCAAGACCGCCTGGATTAAATTTATTTACCGTATTTAATGTTCCAGCACCATTTCGATAATCTAGAGTAAAAATATCAGGAGACTTGATGAGAACCACGTTTCTAAATTTTGGAGCCATACCCTTTTTGAAAAACTTAATTATTTTTCTAATTGTTTCACCTTCTTTTTCACTTCTTGCAATCATTTTAAAACTAAAACTAAAATCTCTTATAACAGGCCCTCCAAATAACATTTCTGCATTTGGATTTAAAACCTGTCCACCAGTTCTTGCAAGAACGGTATCTGGACTAATTTGAGTTCCTAATGCAGCTCCTGCTAATCCAGCCGCCCCACTCGTAACAGCTGTTGCACCAGCGTCTCTAAGAGCATCTGCTAAATTTGAGGCGCGCTTTCCTAGTTTTGTTTCAACTTGATTATCCTCTTGCATTTTTTTAATTGCTTCGTCTCTTGCTTTTCTTTCTTCTCTTGTGTTGCCTACTGGCCCTACTAAAAGTTCAGCTAATTTTGATCCTACTTGTAAGCCTCCAAGTCCAAACGCAGTTAATTCATTTTTTCCCCATTCAGCACCATTTACATCAACCACTTTTGGCATCGGTAATAATACTGCACCACCATATTTACTACCTTTGACATTATCACCAGCAGTATTTGAAGTAGGATCTCCAGATGTGTTTGGTTTACTTTGATTTATATTAGGTCTAACATAATTATATTTTATAATTTTTAAATGATCCTGATCTGGACTTAAATCAAAAGGATATGCATAGACCTCTTTACCTTGTTCTTTAGCCCTAGAATACTCAGATCCTTTTTTGTATACATCTGCTGAACTAGGTTTGGGTGCTACAGATTGACCTATCAAATCATTGTCTATAGATCCCTGATTATCAGATTTCTTCTTATCATTATCATATCCTTGTTTTTTAAGTAAATCTGGACTTTGCTCTACTTCATTTTCATAAAGATCAGTATTCCCCTTGTGTTTGTTAACATTATATGCATCTAACGCTTGAGGACTATCTTGTAATCCTTTAAATTCAGAACTGGTTGGATCTACAGGTTTATAATTTCCATTTGCATCTTCTTTTTTTATGCCCAACAATTTTCCATCACTATCAAACTCGAAAGAGTAATTTGAGTTGCCTACTGAATATGGTTTACTTTTTTTGCTTGCCATTAGTTTTTGTTGTAAATTCTGCTTCGTGGGACACTAATTCCCCTCTTATCAACGAATCTCTCGGTTGGTAATTGTGCTACATCTGACCATTCACTATTGGGAATGCGATATGGTTGACCTCTGACACCAGCGTATAGGTATTTATGTAGAGTTCTTTGAGGAACCGCAACAGCACCTTGAGCAGAGTTATTTAGTAAGCTTATTGCAAGTTCTTCTCTTTGAGTTAATTGAACATAATGAAGATTGCAACCTAGAAATCCACCTGTTCTCATTTCAATTATATATGAGAGTGGATATTGATCATAGTATGGTTGTTTTGTTTGAGCTTCATAATTAAAAAAATATAATTCGCCAGGCGCAAATCCAGCAGTGTCTGCATAATCAGTTTCAAAGTTTGTAGATCCAAGTTCTTCAATTAATTGACTACGAAAGAAATCCTCATTGACTTGACCACTAGCTTTATTCAGTATGTTTTGAAGAATACTCATCTGATACCTAACTCTTTCTCAGTCATGATTTTAAACTCTAGTTTACGATCTGCACAAAATTCTCTCGCTGCTTTCCACTTTGCTTGATTTTTAGCATATGTGACGGATTCGTTAATCAGTGTTTTTCTTGATTTTCCTTTTGTCGCCTTTGGTTGTAGTGTTTCTCTCATTGGTTTCACTTCAATTACTGATCTACGAATATTACTCTCTTTGTCCTTATATTTAATAAAAAAATCAGGGAAATATCTGCGAACACGATTTGTTGTTGGATCTAGATAAGGGATCCAGAACTCTTCAGATGCCCATTCAAGAATATTTTCGTTTAAATCGCAATAATTCATGAATTTTCGCTCCCAAAGAGACCTATAAATAATATTAGATTGATCGCCTTTGTATTTCCGAGGATTAGAAGGCTTATATATCCCTTTATAGCTCATATATAGTAATAACAACCCAAATTTATTTATCGTGTCTAGTAAAAGTATATTCCCAAGAAGATCTGATATATTTCAAGGTGATATGACAGATATCAGAGATAGCGTCGCACGGCCGTCTATTGATACCTTTTATCAGGTTACATTTTCCTTTGGTAAAGCTGATGTATGGTTAGGAACTGATGGTTTTCTTTTTGGAGGTAGAGGTAAAGGCAATGTCTATTCTGGTAGTAGAAGACTTCTTCCAGAAGATAAAAGATCACAAGGTAGAAGATACACAGATAAAATGTCAATATTATGCACACAAGCTGAGATTCCAGGCACAAGCTTTCAAACAGATCTTGCAACTGGACATCATCAAGGCATTGTAGAGGAGTTTCCAAATCTTAGAACTTTCCCACCTCTTAACTTGACCTTCTATGTTGATGCAGATATGGTTATTTTAGAAGTTTTAGAAAAATGGATGACATATATCAATCCAATTGCTACAAATAAAAGAGACTTAAATGCCTATGGACGTTTTAATTATCCAGAAGATTATAAGGAGATAATTCATCTTACTAAATTTGAGAGAGATACTTTTGTAGAGCCTGACCCATTAGGCCCAAAACCAGATTATCAATCTAAACTATCAACTTATGAGTTTGTGAATGTATGGCCTGTTGATTTAACATCAATGAGAGTTGCCTATGGCGATTCAAATGTGTTAAAATGTAGTGTGAAGTTTGCGTATGATAGATTCTTCACTGATTTTGGTTACAGTGATACTCATCAAATACCAATAAACGGTGAGTTTTTACCATCCAATCCAGAGTTAAAAAGTCAACTAAAACCAAAAGGTGGCCAAGGTGGATTACCTCTAGGAACCACAACTAAAAGACAAGGTGGTCTCTACTAAATAAATTACTGAATACAGCATTATGCCATTACCAACAATTGAAACTCCTACATATGAGTTGAAATTACCATCGTCTAATAAAAAAATTAAATATCGTCCATTTCTTGTTAAAGAAGAAAAGATTTTAATTTTAGCACTAGAATCAAAAGATCAAGATGAAATTACAAATGCTGTAACAGATGTTTTGAAAAAATGTATTCTGACAAGAGGAGTTGATGTTGATGTCTTGCCTACATTTGATATTGAATATCTTTTTCTAAATATTCGTGCAAAGTCAATTGGTGAGGATATAAAATTAATTGTTACATGTCCAGATGATAATGAAACTGAAGTGCCAATAACAATATATGTTGATGAGATACAGGTCGTTAAACCAAAAGATCACACTACAGATATTACGTTAGATAAGAATTTATCAATCCGTATGAAATATCCTTCACTGAATCAGTTTATTGAAAATAATTTTGAAACAGAAGATGAACCTCAAACAGTTGTTGATAAA